TGATTGTGTTTTCATTGTTACCTGCAGAACCCAAGTCTGTTGCTTGAGCAGATGCGGTATCGATTAAATCTTCATAGTTTTCTTGAGTTGGTCTATCTCCAGTTTGGAATAGACTCTTAACTGCTGGAATTGATACTTTAGCCATGTCGTAATTATAACCCCTCTTTTAAAATAATATTATTAAAGAATATAGTTGCTGTAGCCAATTACCTGTAGTGGAATTGCTGGAGTATTACCCAAACCAATAGCCTGGATTTGAATTGCCGAAAACTTAACTCTAAATGGCAAAACCTCAGTTATAACTGTTTTTCTTACAAAGTCTTCTATTTGTACTTCTGGGTAATCTATTGGAAAGATTCGTTCTGTTTTATTTTTTAGGCTGTCTAATAATACCGCTGTTGCCATTAATCTGTTACATCTTCAAGAATCTTCATGCTACCCTGGCAAACTGTCCAGACTCTGGTTGGGTCGCTAACTTGGATATCAAAAATGTCTCCTGTTTCAAGTTGTACTGATTCTTCTGCTGTAAGCCAAACTGTAAATTCTCCAACTAGATCATCTTCATCTGCAACTGGATATAGATTTAAAACAACAACTGCATCGTCTGTAATAATGCCCTTGTCTTTTGCAAGATTTGGTCTTTTAATCTTCATAGCAATGTCCCACTCAGATCCCTCGCCCTTTAAAATCAAAGGCTCTTGTGCATCATCTGTTACATAAACCTTAAAGCCAGAGGTATCTCCACGAACCACAGTCCAAATTACTGTAGGTGGTTTGTTTCCTATATCATATGATGTTTGAGATCCTCTTAGAGTTGCCATAATGTTATTATATCACGATAAACCGTCTTTGAGTGCGCCCCAAGTACCGTTTCCTTTTGTCTGTACAATTATCATTCCACCATTTGGCTTTGTTGCTCTAATTGCAACTACCCCAACATATCTTGCTGGCCCTGTTGCTGGACGTACACCAACAAGTGCACCGTTACCATTTACATAAACTTTTGCTCCAGGATCACCAATGTCGGTTGTATTCATTTGTATAATTCCAGAGACTACAACAACTCCGTTAGCATCATCAGGATTAGGAGAGTTTGTGGGAAGCATATCTGCTTGCATTAATCCTAGGATTGGGACATCTGGATTATGATTGGGATTGGAAGGATTATATTTTTCTACAGTTGGAACTCTTTTATCTCCATAGACAACACTGCCAGAAATAAAAACTGGTGTACCAGCAAGAACTGAAAGAGACGAACTTGCATTTCTTACTGGTGATGAAACGCTAGTCATTCCTAGTGGTGGTAAAATATCATTTAAAGCATCAACTAACATCTTGATGTCACCGTGTACGTTAACTGGATCCGAAGCAAGCGGGTACTTCATATTAGGATAGTTAAATGATTGTCCTGTAGCCATAATCTTTATTATACCACCCTCTAAAGTTGACTTTTGATAAAATTTTGTGTTATACTAGGTAGTAACACCTACCAGGGTGTTATTGTTTTCTAAGGAGGAAACTATGATTAAATTTATCGAAAGAAACAAAGAGATCATTAGCACACTCAGTATCGTGGCACTTGTCAGTGTATTTTCTAATGCTGCTAATGCTACGCCAGAACTAGATACTAAAAATAACCTTAGCCTGGAACAGGCTCAGACATCGGACATGACCTCGAAAGAGGTTTTTTTGGTTTCTAAGGAAGAAATGTTAGAGAGGTATGCAAACAAGACATCTCTTACAGATCTAGAACTAAAAAAGATGCTATCCCTAGTTGGCTTCAAGGGTCAAAACCTTGTTGAGGCTTGGGCTGTAGCAAAGAAAGAATCTAATGGTCGTCCATTGGCTTTTAACGGAAATGAAAGCACTGGAGACTCCTCATATGGAGTTTTTCAGATTAATATGATTGACTCCCTTGGTCCTGATCGTAGAGACAAGTTTGAGTTATCTTCAAATGCTGAACTTTTTAACCCAGTTCTAAATGCACAGATTGCACACCACATGAGTAATGGTGGAGAAAACTGGATTGCCTGGAAGGGCATGACTCCAAGAACCAAGTTCTGGATGTCTAAATTCCCTAAGTAGTTTAAGGCTGGGGCTTTTCTATTTGACCCTTAATCCAAAGATAGGTTTTTTCAATTCCTTCTTTTAAGGTCATAGAATAGTCCCAGTCTAACTCTTTTCTAACCAGATCATTATTAGAGTTTCTGCCTCTAACACCCAAAGGCCCAGGGATATGCGTCTTGTTTAGAGTCTTGCCTTCAATGCTACAGGCAATGTCAACTAACTGATTAATAGTAACCATCTCTTCAGACCCAATGTTGACTGGACCAGTAAAATCTGATTTCATAAGTCTTCTTGTTGCCTCTATACATTCGTCTATGTATAGGAATGATCGAGTTTGCTCTCCATCCCCCCAAATTTCTATAGAGTCGTCTGCCTGTATAACTTTTCTACACATTGCAGCAGGAGCCTTTTCTTTTCCGCCATCCCAAGTTCCTTCTGGACCATAGATGTTGTGATATCTAGCAATAGCCACTGGAATTCTGTTATTTCTATTAAAGGCTAAAAACATTCTTTCACTAAATAACTTTTCCCAGCCATACTCGCTGTCAGGATCTGCAGGATATGCATCAGACTCTTTGAGACCAGGGTTATTAACATCTAACTGCTTGTAGTCAGGGTACATGCATGCAGAACTTGAATAAAATATCTTGGTTTTATTAATATCATACTTTACGTTTAGTCTCGACTGAGCCCTAAGCAAGTTAAGGTTTATAAGCGCAGAGTTTTCCATAATTTGAGAATCATTGTCTCCAGTAAAGATGTAGCCTGCTCCACCCATGTCTGCTGCAAACTGATATATCTCATCAAACCCTGTGATTAACTTATATGGAATCTCATTGTAAAAGTTTCCTTGATACCCCTTAAACTGGATTGCTTTTTCAACATTTTCATAAACAGAAAGATCTCTTTCTATAAACTCATCTGCTTGTGTATTAGAAAAATCTGGATGCTTTAGATCAACTCCACGAACCCAGTATCCTTCTGACTTAAGTCTATTAACCATATGGCTACCAATAAAGCCACCTGCTCCAAGCACCAGTGCTGTTTTCATTTTAACCCCTAACTTTCTTAATTAAAGTATATCTCTATATTTAAAAACTTATGCAATGTCTTTAGATATTTGCTGCTGCCAAAACTCAGATACGTGCAACTGCTTATGGAGGCCAGGGTGTGGCCAGTGTGCCCCTGGACCTTTTAGTCTTCCATAGTCGTATGGCTTTTTGTGATAGTCATAGGCATAGTCAAATATTTCTGGATACTGCTCTTTGTAGTCTTTATGGCACCCCTGCCAATTTATCATTTCAAAATGATGGGTTAGCCCAGATACATCTTTTGGGTTTACCCCAAACTCAAAGTCTGAGGGAAACTCTATTTTTGTAGTGTCTGAAACATAGTGCCTAAAATTATTTTTTAGAAAATCTTCTTGCTCTTGTGTTAATCCATTTGACCAGCAAGACCAGTACAATTTAATATTGTTTGTTTCACAAAAGGCCTCTAGCATTTTGATATGGTCTAGATTTTGATAATAGACCCATTCGTATGGCAATATCTCTTCATAGTTCCATGGAGCAGAAACCTTTGTTTTCTTTTCGCTGTGGTTAATAAACCACTCCTGCATTGACTCTCCGCTTGGACTAACAAAATAAAATCTTTCAAAGTTTGCAAAATGAGCAATCACTATTTCTGGTTTATACTGATATTGATGAATCATTCCTAAAAAACTTGAAACTAACTTATTTGCCGATGCACCAGAATAAGATATGTTTCCTATTGGTTTTCCAATTCGATCAGAAAGAAGATTTGTCCACCTAAGATTTTCTGGCAGACCTTGGCCAAGAGTTATTGAGCATCCAAGTGCTACAACAGATGGCTTTGAGGAAAACTCTATGGACCTTAATCCATCACTATTCCATTGATAATTGTACTCAGGTCTTTCTACTTCTGAATGAGTGGCCAAAACTTTTTGAACAGAACTATAGTCTCTTTTAGGATTATTTCTGTCGATACCCATATGAGGAATTACCCTTGGATTAAACATGTCAAAAAGCATTAGTAAATAAACTTACCCTTCTTTATTTTTTTATACTTTTTCCACATCTTAAACTTATAAAAAATTCTTTTTAGCATTTTGACTCAGGCCATTCTCTCCACCACATTTTTCTTCCATTATCAAGAGGGTAGTTGTTCCAAGAATATGGCTCTCCTATTGCTTTTGGTGGATTATCAAAAAAGTCCCAAGTTTCAATTCCCTTTTGGTGTCTGTTTCTATGGATATATGCAGTATAAGTACTTCCTGATGTTCCGACAAAATTTACTGAGTTATGTAAAACCAAATTACATATCAGGCCGAATACTACTTCGTCTTGAAATGGCAATGCATGAAAATCTTCTGCAAAATTGTTTACGATATACTCATCTAGCAATATAAACCTATGCTTATTTTCTTGCACCATATGATGGCCTGGCTGGCAGGTTGATACAACTATTGGAAGATTGTTTTGTGAGAAATTATCCAGCCACGATTCAAACATCTCCTGCTTAGTCTCAAACATGTGAACATGATCTGATAGTCTTAGGTGCATTCCCTGAAATTTTCCAAGAGAGTTAGATATTTTATTTGCTAAATCAACGTACTCTTTTTTAAACCTAACAGAAGAAATTGCCTTATTAAGATCTTTGGTTCTGCCATAAAAAAATCTTGAATACCAACCTAAAGTAAATTTTATATGAAGAGTTTTATCTAGCGGAAGTCTAGTTCTTCCCTCTGCAAAAAATCTTTCATCATCTGATATCTCTTGCTTATTGCTATAGTAAAAATTATTTAAAAGATCTTCAATAACTAACTCTTCTTGTTTAAAACTATCTATTTTTTGATCAATAAAAAGAAGATTAGAATCAAACTCCATTAAGTCTAGTAAGTGAGGAAACTGGTCTGGATTTGTAAATCCTTCTCTTTGCTTATTAAAAAATCTACTTGGACTAAAGATAGGGATACTTTCAGTATTATAAAGTTTTGGATCTGCTGTATACTTTGCAAAATGAACTACTGCTGGAACATTTAGTTCATGAGAAAGACCAGTTACCAACTCAAGACTCATTACCTGATTAATCAATCCTGTAGGATTGTAAAGTTGAAAGAATAACTTATTCATTTACATCATTTCTTGTTTTGGTTGGTCGGTATTAACTGGTTTGCGAATATCTGTATATAGATATTGCGGACCATGCTTAAAGAACCAGTGGTCTGGCTCTGTATAGAAAAAGAATGCATTAGCAACTAAGTTGTTTTCTGGATTTGGAAACTCTTCTCTCCAGTGCTCTTGGTCATTACCGTATGATATAACTGCATCATTTTCTTTTGGCTCAAACCTTGTGCCTTCTACATAAAAATCCCACGGAGTCTTATGGAAAACCGTATAGTTTATGTGATATGTACAAGCATTATCGTCTTTGTGCTTCCAAAGCCTTGCCTTTTCTCCTTCATAAATACTCAATAAACACCACGACGGAACGAGAGTATTTGATTCAAACTCTTCTCTTGCCAATGGTAAAAGCATTTCATGAAACCTTCTAAGTGGCTCGATATTTGGTCCATGAGTATTGTCCCAAATTGTCCACTGATGTCTACCAAAACCTTCATCGTATGTGCTCTTGTCTGTTGCCCAAAGTCCCATTGCTAGGTTTTGTAATGCTTTATGTTCTGCTGGTGGCAAAACATTTTCTAATAGATAAGGATCTTTCATTTTTTACCACTTTCCCAAGGGGCATGTTGCAGCCTCTAGTTTAGTTTTTGCTGCCATAAAGCATCCACACTTCTTGCATTGCTTTGTTAACTTAATTAGTTCTGGACAAGACTTGCAAATAGAATATCTTTCTTCCGCTTTTTCTTCGTCTGCCCACTCTGTATTTGGGTTTACAAGATCCCATGGTCTTGTGTCTCCAAGCATCTGCTTATATTTTTGTAATGGAGTTAAGCCTTCACTCATTTACATCCTCATAACTAATAGTAGGATTGCTTTTTAGTGCAGCAATAATTAAAGAGGACTCCTCGTTGCCTGGATAGGAACAATAAAATGAATGGGTATTTTCAACAATAAACGAAAAAGAAGAACTATCTACTTCTGTTGTTGGTTGCTGTTTTTCTGAAATGCCATTTTCACCAACAAAGTCTTCACCATTCCAAATATCTCCAACCATGGGCATATAAGGCAATGATGAAACATCGATCACTGACGGAGACAAAGACAAAGATTCAAACATTGTCGACTCCATGCTTTCTAAGGCTGTTTTTTTCTTTTTGTCAAAGCGTATAGACTGAAAAAGAATTTTATCTTCTTCTACATTTAAATAAAAATTTCTAGTTGTCATTTTATCCCCTTTTAATAATTATACACTATAAATCAACCGCAACCAAATTGCTCAATAACAATATTTCTGCTTGTTCCACAATTGCTTGTTTGGTTAGCACAATAGTCAATTCCACAGCAATAATTAAAGTTTGTTGTCCAGGTTGTTACTGTACATCCAGCAGTAGGTGCTACTGGAGTAGGTGCAACTGGAACTGGGGTTGCAGGAACTGGTGCAACAGGGGCTGCTGGGACTGGACTTGCTGGGACTGGCGCTGTAGGAACAGCGCTACCACAACATGACCATCCTGAAGGAACTGCGTATTCGCTAGAGCCTCCAAGTCTTGTTAAACCTAGTTCACTACATGTTGCGGATGTTGGGTTGGTTATTGTTCCTGGGCAAGAAGGCAGTGAAGCAGTTGGTGCTGCAGGGACTGGAACTGGAGTTACTGGAGTAGGTGCAACTGGAACTGGGGTTGCAGGAACTGGTGTTGCTGGTACTGGGGTTGCTGGTACTGGGGTTGCAGGAACTGGAGTAGGTAATGCACCACCACAACATGACCATCCTGAAGGAACTGAATATACATCAGAACCTCCAAGTCTTGTCAATCCAAGTTCACTACAGGTTGCAGAGGTTGGATTTGTAGTTGTTCCTGGGCAAGAAAGCAATGCTGTTGGTGTTGGTGCAGCAGGAACTGGAGTTGCTGGTACTGGAGTGACTGGTGTTGGTGTTGGTGCAGTTGGAGTTGTAGCACAGGCGCTAGGAATTCCTAGAAGTGCAACAATCTGCGAAGATGTTAGTCCAGCAGTTTCAGTTGTTCCTGTGATATTAGAAATTCCAGAACCTGTTGGCGCTGTTCCGTATGAACCAGAGTAGTTACCACTAAATCCATTACATGTTACATAAATATCATAAACTGTTGGTACAGCAGGGACTGGCGCTACTGGCACTGGGGTTGGAGTTGGTGAGCAATCAATTGATGGATAGGTTGTTCCATATTGAGCAACTACGTTTGATGGGCCATCTGGATCTCCAACACATGCATTGTCTACGTTATCTCGTGCAGTTGCTTCAGAAACAACACTGCTTCCGTAAACAGGAGATCCATTACAGCATCCAACTGCATACCAGGCTTCTATTGGAGCAACTGGTGCTACAGGTGTTGGTGTAGGGCCAACTGGTGCTACAGGTGCAACAGGTGTTGGTGTAGGACCTACTGGAGCAACTGGTGTTGGGGTAGGACCGACAGGTGCAACTGGTGTTGGCGTTGGCTCAACAGGTGCTGTAGGTGTTGGAGCAGTTGGAACAGGTGTTGGAGCAGTTGGAACAGGTGTTGGGGCGGCTGGAGTAGGACTTACGGCAACTCCCTCATAAACATCTCCAAACAAAACCCATTGGTCTGTTGCAATTTTTACAAGAGTACCTTTGCTATATCTTCCGTCTAAAAATAGTTGATCATTTTTGCTTCCAACAGTTACGCCAGAAGCAGTTGAAAATGTTGTACGACCAGTTCCGATTTCTACAAAATTGTATTGATATCCAACTGGGATTTCTACTGCAGAATTTGCTGGGACGGTCAAAGTCATTCCTGAAGAAGTATTAAGAAGAATAGTTTTATTAACATCAACTGAGTCTAAAGTAAAGTCAGATGTTTTTGTTATTACAGTTCCAAAGTTTGCAATCTTTGGCTCAATGTCAAACCTTCCGTCGACAGAATTCCAATCAATGCCAGTTCCTGCAAGATCAGAGTAGGCTCCTGTGGCTCCATTAATTGCACTAAGGATTCCTGCATCTACGTAAGACTTTGTTGCTAGGTTTGCTGTATTTGCTATACCGTGGACATCTGTGGTATCTGCATTGTGAGTTGAGATAGCAGCGTTTCTATTTGTTACCTCTGCTTCATCAGCGTCTACAAGATTTTGAAGGTGTTTTGCAATTGATGGGTTTACAAGGTTTCCCTTTACTGTGTTAGCACCATCGTATGTATATGATCCATAATGGTAAAGTTTTAGTGCTGCCTGAATATCGGCTGCATCTGAAAGACCAGGAACTTTGGCAGGGAAAAGTCCAGTGCCGTTAGGCGTACCATCAATATTTTCTGCTGCCACTATAAATCACCCTGTTTCATTATACCACCGTAATAAAAAGATGAACGTACTTTGGGCCAGTCATAGGAACCCATGATCCATCTAAATATTCTCTTCCTTCTATTTCAAGCGGTAATGCAATAAAGCCTTGTGAGGGGTCCACCTCTTTTATTATTAAGTTAGTCGCTAGTGGTCCAGCGCTTTCTGGTGATGATATAGAATACTGAACACTAAAACTAGAAGAACTGACGGCTCCATCTGACAAGTCGTAAATGCTTGCAAGATTTATTGGAGCAATAATTATTTTTCCATTTACTGGAGTTAGTGGTCCTTTGGTTTCTGAGTAAAAATTTGTTTTTAAACTTACAAGAGGGGTCCACTGTGGTGTTCCAGAAGGCTGAACCACATTTTGAAAAATAGTCTTGTATGTTTCTGAACTTGGA